TCATCAGACCCATCAAATCCTGTAGCAGGAGAAGTTTGGTATAATACTACAACTCAAAAATTAAAAGGCTATCAACAAGTTGTTGGTAACGCTTGGTCAACTGGTGGTAATTTAAATACTGCTAGAGCTGCTGAAGGAGGAACTGGAAATCAAACAGCTGCTTTAGCATTTGCTGGCGTAACGTCTACATCACCAGTAGCAATAACAGAATCTTATGATGGATCAACTTGGACAGAACTTAATGACTTAAATACTGCTAGAAGATATATAGGTAGTTCAGGAACTCAAACATCTGCATTAGGTTTTGGCGGAGGACCAGGAAATAGTGCTTTAACCGAATCTTGGAACGGAACAAACTGGACAGAAGTAAACGATTTAAACACTGGAAGAGAAATTGGTAGCGGTAATAGTGGAGCAGATAATACAACAGGTTTAGCTATGGGAGGTGGACCAACTAAAACAGCAGTCACTGAACTTTGGAATGGAACTAACTGGACAGAAGTAAATGATTTAAACACTGCTAGAAAACAGGCAGGAAATTTTGGAATTAGTACATCAGCTTTAAATTTTGGAGGTCAAGCTCCACCAGGTAATGTTGCAAGCACAGAGTTATGGAACGGAACTAACTGGGCAGAAGTAAATGATTTAAATCTAGTAAGAAGATTACTTACAGGAGCTGGAGTAGATAATACTGCAGGTTTAGCTGTAGGTGGAGAAGGGACAGCAATAAATGCTCAGACAGAATCTTGGGATGGGGTTACTTGGACTGAAACAGATGATTTAAATCGAGGTAGAAATGTTTTAGCAGGGACGGGATCATCAACAACTGCCATAGTATTTGGCGGAAGTCCTTATACAACATCAACCGAAGAATGGAACGCAGGAATTTCTGTAGGTGCCTGGGTTACTGGTGGTAATTTAAATACTGGTAGAGGATCGGCTGGTTATGCAGGAACTCAAACATCAGCTTTATTTTTTACTGGAGATCCTGGTAAGACGACTGCAACAGAATCTTATAATGGAACTAACTGGATAAACTCAAATGATACAAATACAGGAAGAGATGGAGCAGCAGGCTGTGGCGCTAGTAATACTGCTGCATTAGTTTTTGGTGGTGACACTGCACCAGGGCCAGATACTGCTAACACTGAAACATGGAATGGAACAAGTTGGACTGAAGTAAACGATCTGAACCAGGCTAGACAAGTCTTAATGGGAGCAGGTACTACAACATCAGCTTTAGCATTTGGCGGAAGATTTTCTAGTGCTGACTCAGCAATAACAGAATTATGGAATGGAACTAACTGGACAGAAGTAAACGATTTAAATACTGCAACAGATCTTGGAGCAGGTGCAGGAGCAGATAATACAGCAGTTTTATGTTTTGGAGGAAGAAGTCCTCCAAGTTCAGAATCACAAACAAAGACAGAATCTTGGAATGGAACTAACTGGACAGAAGTTAATGATTTAACTTTTGCTATTCACAATAATGCGGGAATAGGAACAAGCACAGCTGCTTTAAGTGCTGGTAGTAACCAAACAAATACAAATGCTCAGTCTTGGAATGGAACTAATTGGGCAAATGTAAATTCACTGAATACAGGGCATCAAAAAGCAGGAGGGGCTGGAACGAATACATCTGGTTTATGTTTTGGTGGTACACCAGCAACAACAGCAACCGAAGCATGGTATAGTGATGGTAAAGTTACAGAGACGTTTACAACTAGTTAAGGGTTGATATATATTTAAGATAGTATATATAAGAGATAAACATAAAGGATAAAGATATGACTGAAAAAAAAGACGTTAAAGATATTATAAAAAAAGAAGAAACTCATTTAAATAATTTATTAGAGCAACAAGACCTTACCGATTTTAAAGGTATGGTAGACGAGCTTCGTGATACATGGACCAAGAAACAAATGTTTCGAACAGAAACAGAAGCAAGGTTTTCTGTATTACAAGATAATAGATACCCAACTAAAGCTGCAAAATATTGGCAGTGTGTTAGAGAACAATCATCATATTTAGATAACTTAATGAATTTGTCTTTTGATTACAGAAGAAATGACGCAAAGATTAAATGGTTAGAAGGTAAAATTGACAAAGAAGAAGATGAATACAAAGCAACTAAATATCAAATAGATTTAGATGAATGTAAATTTGGAAAAGCATCTATGGAAAAAGTTGCAAAACATAGAATGAGAGAAATTAAAATGTGGTCTAAATTAAAAGGTGAATTTAATGATGGAACATTTAATGATAAAGATGTTAACCAACATCAACTAGAATCTTATGGTAGGCAGTATGCTGAAAAAGCAAGACAGCTAACAGAGAATTCTTCTGATACAGATAAGTTTAATGTTCTAGGTCAGTTACAATCACTACAAAGAATTAGAAAATCTGGTGAACTAGAAAGTAGTTACAAAGAAAGAGAACAGATTGAACAGAATGGAAAACCAAAAACTTGATTTTGACTTTGTATTTTTAGGTCAATCCATTTTAAAGTATCAGGTACCGTTAGATATTTTTTCTGCGATTAATCAAATATACGAACAAAATTTTAACAGACTTGAACCTGCTAATAAACAATTAGTAGGTAAGATTGAGAATGAACATAGTCTTTTCTATAATGGTGAAGATCAATCTAAAATGAAAAATCATAATATGTTACCACAAAATATAACAGATTATTTTATGGCTATATTTAGACACTATCTAGCGTTTAATAAAATTAGAGATTATGATACTCACTTAAATTCTATTTGGGTTAATGAGATGAAAGCTCATGAATACAACCCAGCACATATTCATAGAGGTATGTTGTTTACAGGTTTATCTTCTGTAATGATTTTAAAACTACCCTCAACATACGGTAGAGAATATTCCAATGCTGAAATACCACAGAATGGTAGACTACAAATATTAGGTGCAGCTAATGGTCAGTTTGCAAAAATAGATTACCAACCACCAATGAACCTTAGAGATTTTTATGTGTTTCCATATGATATGAGACACTGTGTTTATCCTTTTAATGGAACGAATGAGACAAGACGGACACTTGCTGCAAACTGTGATGTACAGTTTGATCCCATTAGAAACAGAGGAGCTACATAATGGATAGACAATATTTAATTCGAGATGATCATATAGGTATATTTAAAAACTTTATGTCAGATCAATTGATAGAAGATTATACAAATTATTTTAATAAATGTGAACAACAAGGTGCAGTATACCCTAGACGAGAAGATGAAATGTTAGTATCTGATAATGCAATCGACACGATAAGAGATACTAATGTTGCAATGACTTATAACAACAAACCTTTTATAGATTTATTTTTTAAAGAGGTATATCCTTTGTATGTTCAAAAATATTCTTACTTAAAAAAACTAGCTACCCACAACATACTAGAAGTAAAAATTCAAAAAACCAAAGTTGGAGAAGGTTATCATACTTGGCATTGTGAGAATGCAGAAATGAAAGCAAGAAATAGAATACTAGCTTTTATGGTATATCTAAATGATGTAACAGAAGGTGGAGAAACAGAATTTTTATATCAAAAGTGTAGGTTAAAACCAGAAAAAAATACATTGCTAGTATGGCCTTCACAATTTACACACATTCATAGAGGCAACCCACCTCTATCAAATGACAAATATATAATAACGGGATGGATAGAATACGGATATTAATATGATAACAGAACCACGTTGGAGATCTTTTATAGTAGAAACGACTACACCAATATTTACACCTGAACAATGTAAAATGATTATTGAAGCTGGACGTGCTGAACCTAGAAATGATGCATCTGTTGGAGCAGGTGATAAAGGTATTAAAGGTGGAGTTGTAGATACTAAAACTAGAACCTCACACATCAGTTGGATACCATTTAAAAAAATGGCTGACATGTACAAAGACATTGAACGTATTATGAAAACTACTAATGGTAATCATTTTGGTTTTGATAGTATGACAATAAATGAAATGGCACAATACACAGAGTATCCCGAAGGAGGGTTTTATGATTGGCATGTTGATAATGATGTAAACATGGCTCACGAACCACCGGTACGAAAAATATCTATGACTTGTTTACTGTCTCCTGAGTCAGAGTTTGAAGGAGGTGATTTAGAGTTAATGGCTGAAGA